ATGCGCCATCTAATACACCAGTAATAGAAATCCTGCCTTCCCCCGGCAGGTCAGTTAATGATGTGAATGTTCCAAATTCACTTAGAAAACTCATAGGCGAAACGGGTGCGATTGAGGGTAGACAAGAAGCAATACAATTAGCAAATATGTTTGGGGTTAGTCCTAGCGCGGCCTCGGCATATGCTAAGGGGACTACATCTACCGCATCGTATGGGACTCCTAAATTAGGAATACTAGCTCACATAAATAAAACAAAAGAACGAATCACGAAACGCGCACATAATACCCTCCTCACCACCTTAGGCGAAATTACACCAGAAAAATTAAAAGATGTTAAGGCCCGAGATTTAGCGGGTATAGCTAAAGATGTGTCTGTGGTTATTAAGAATATGGAACCTGAGCATCCTGAAGAACAAAAGAAGGATAGGCCAGTTTTCGTATTCTATAAACCAGAGATGCATACTGAAAATCACTATGAAAGGATGAAAGTCGATGAGTGAAAATCCAGTTCCAGTTCAGAATCCGGTTCCATCACAAACAGTTCAACAGAATAACATTGAAACCATAAACAAAGCGCGCGCGGATATGGAAGCGCGTATTGCTGCGGATAAGAAACTTGAACAGGAAAAGATTGAACAGGAAAAGTTTGAAAAGGAAGCAAGAGAGAAAGAAGAAATCATAATTGGAGAAAGATTGAGATTACATGCGCATAGATTGAATTCTATTGCACAAGTTCTCAAGGATTCAGGCGTAGATAGTATGGGCCAGATTAAGGCTATGGTTCGTATTAAGGAAATTCTTAAATCAGATTAATTAAGATGGACCCTACCTTAATTCTAGCACTCTTGACTGAATTAATTAAATTTGGTCGAATTGTGGCTGACACCTGAACAAAGAAAAATAATCTAGGATATGATTATTAAAGATGTTCAATGGTGGCGTGATAAGTTGGGTATAGATTCAAATAAACCAAAACCATGAGTTATGAATTAATTATCTTCACAGACCCTAAGGAAGTAAAAGGTTTCCTGCAAAATGATGGGAACCTTAAAGTAACTGCGCATTCTGCGGTTCATTCCACGGGGCGAGAAGGAATTGGTTTCACAATTCCAGATGATACCCCCAACCTAAATGGGGCGCGCGTTATTTTAGAAGCCTCAGGTAAGGTTTCAATAAATCAAAAAGGAATCCTTATTTTGCGCACTCAGGATATGGAAAATAGGTATCCTTGGGGCGCGGGTCAAACTGCTGCAATTGCGATGGATGATTTTACATTGCAAAATAAAGTAGTTTCTCCCCCTCTCCCATTTCCAATCCCACCTAAACCAAGCACACCATTAGAAATAATTAATGATACCTATAGAACAGGTTCCTATAATTTAGGAACTAAAGAAGGTTGTGGTAAGTTTACTGAGGATTGTGTAAGGAATCTTCATGTGATTCGTTCAATTGAGTATGGTCACATTAAGAAAGTTGGGGCACAAAATCAGTATAATGGTCACGCGGTTGATGCCTTAATGCTCTTAGAAAGAGATAAGGATACTGAAGCAGGGATTTATGATATAATCCTTGCTACTGAATCCCCAGAAGCAAAACCACAATTTATTCATCGTGGTCCCCCTGTTTCTGAATTATGGTATTATCCGGCTTAAAAAATGAATTTCACGGCAGCAGAATGGGTTCTCATTATAGGTGCAATTGCATTGGGTGTGCAAAATGCAATTAACGCGTGGAGACAAAGCACTAAAATAGGTAAGGTTAAAACTATTTCAAGTGAGATTGCGCATTCTGTGAATGGTGTGGCATCTTTAGCTAAGGCTGAGGCAGATTCTAAACAAGAACACATTAAAATGCTTCAGAGTACAATCGCTGAAATGAAGCAACAAGCGGCACTTTTAGCTCAAGCATCTTTAATTGGTCAAGTTAAAATGGAATTAAAACAAACAGAATCAAAACAAACAGAAACAAAATAGGAGAAGTAAAGATGCCATCAGCAAATGTTGTGATTACTGGAACCACTGGGCCGGATATAGACTTAACTGCTAAATCCTTCCCAGGAATAGCTGAAATGAAGGTAGACTTTGCGCGGTCTGTCCTTACGATTAAGGATGGTTCGGGTAAGATTACTGACTTTGATTACGCTATCACGGCTACGCTTACATTCGTTATCGCAGGTTCGGTTGCTACGATTACGATTGCATAGGATTTAGTTAGAATTAAACGAGATAAAACATGCCATTCAAAGCCGCGCAACGTGGTGTAAATTGTATAATGCAAGATGCGCAAGCTGCATTAGGTGATGGTCTTACATTGTGTATTCCATCTACAATTATTCATCATTGTTTCTACGTAAAGGGAAATGGTGCGGTTTCATCTGGCGTAGTTACAATAGAAACTGCATCTGACCCTGAATTTACAGGAGATTGGGCGCCGCTGGTTAGTAACCTTACAGTACCTACTGCGAATCCTATAACAGTAGTTGCTACTGATGAGGATATTTTCGTATATCAAGGTGTCCTTGCAGCAGTGCGTGCTCGTATTAGCACTGCAATAGTTGGGGGAACTGTGACTGTGGCCTATAGGGGTCATACTCATTAAAACATGGGTAGGAAGGATTTAAGGTTTACTTGTAAGGGTTGCGGTTACAAAGCATCCCGTAGGGGAAATGTGGAAGAACTGGACTTAAATTGTCCTGAGTGTGGTAATAGATTAGTTCGGGAACCTAATCCTAAACAGGATTTGAAGTTCCAAAAAGCAAAACAAGAAATTCAGGACATTTACAGTAAACTTATATGAGCATAGAACTTCACATACATCATCACGACGAAAACAATGCAGAACTTAAGGAAATAATGGATTTCCTTAAACGTTTCAGGAGGGATATTATGGCTACATTGGCACAATTTCAGACCGCGCTCGCAGAAATTGATGTGGAAACGACTCGTTTGGGCACTTTGATTGAAGAACTTACAGCAAAGATTCTTGCTGGTGGAATGAGTGATGCAGATGAACAGGCTGCACTTGCTCAATTGGCCGCAGCAGGAGCGCGATTGAAATTGGTTGGTGCGTCAGTAGAAGTTCCTGTTCCCCCGGTTTAAGTAAAAAGAGTTAGAAATTCAGTGAGTTTCGATAAGGATTTTTTCAAACCTAATCGTAAACAAGCTGAATTTCTAGCTTTACCTTTTTGGATTAAGGAAGGATTCCTTGGGGGTGGGGCTGGTTCGGGTAAGTCAGATATTTTACTTGTATATGGAATAATACATGAATTCCACATGAATCCTTTATTCAAACAGGTATTCATGCGGCGCACTTATCCGAATCTTAAGTTAGAAATCGTAGGGCGCACTCGTGAAATTTATCCTAAATTTGGAGCCTCCTTTAATGCGACGGATATGTGTTGGACATTTCCTCGTGAGGACCAATTTGGGACTGGAGTAGCATCAAGATTTTCTTCAACAAGACCCACAGGGGCGCAAATTCATTTAGGTCATTGTGAGGAAGAGAAAGATGTCCATAATTATGACTCTATGGAAATTTCTTTATTCACACCGGACGAGCTTACTAATTGCACTGAATATATTTATCTTTACATTGCTTTTGAGCGGAATAGAAGTCCTAAAGGTAGTGGCCTACCTAGTATTACTCGTGGAGCTGGTATGCCTGGTGGTGTTGGGCATACATTTTGTAACAAGAGATTCGTAAAACCTTACCCCGCAGGAGGAAAAATACTCGAAGGTAAGGGGGGAAATCTTAGAATTTACATTCACGCTACCTTAGAGGATAATAAAGAAAATATTGACCCTACTTACGCGCAATCCTTGGATGGACGCCCCGAAGCTGAAAGAAAAGCTAAGAAATTCGGAGATTGGAATGCGTATCTTGGGCAGGTTTTTGATGAGTTTAGGGATAAACATTATCCTGATGAACCTGAGAATGCATTACATACTATAGAGCCGTTTGAAATACCTTCGTGGTGGCCTCGGATGGTCATAGGCGATTGGGGATTTGCAGCTATGACCTATATTGGGTTTTATGCTATTTCTCCAACAAAACGTCTCTATTTATATCGTGAACTATATTGGCTTAAAACCAAAATTGCAGAATGGGCACCTGTTGTCAAAGATTATATTAACAACGAAAATCCCAGAACAATTAAATTCTGCCAATCAGCGGCGCAATCCAGAGGATTGGAACATACAGTGCAATCCCAAATTGAGGATGCACTTGATTGTTCCATTGATTTAAGTACCAACAGTGCGGGTTCTCGTGTTGCGGGTAAGATGTTACTTCATGAATACTTGAGATGGAAATCTAAACCTGCCATCCCTGAACATGAAAAGTTAGTATATGATGAGGAACGCGCTCTGTGGTTAATGCGAAATAAGGGATTAATGGAATACAATGCGTATTTGTCCTTATTTGAACCACCTAAGATTGAGACGAATCTTCCTAAGTTACAAATTTTTCTCTGTGGCGAAGATAATCATGATGGGCATCCTGATTGCTGCCCTGAAATGATTAATTCCATTAAAGCGTGTTCTTATGACAAGAAATCAAAGGATGGAAAAGCCGCTGAGGATGTTGCAGAATTTGAAGGAGACGACCCCTATGACGATATACGTTATGCGGTCGATTCTGCAGAAAGATACTTTGAAGAAGCTGCAACTGAGTTTGAAAAAATTCAAAAACAAGAATTTCTCAGAGCAAAATTAGAATCAACAAAAGATTGGACCGCGTTCTATCGTAATATGCGCGGTGTGGATAAGCCACAGTCAATGCAAGTTGTGAGAAGATTTCATCGGGCTTCAAGATAAATGCCTGCGGGAAAATACCCAAGGGATAAACGAAGATATCCCCTTGATGAGAAAAAAGAAATTTTACTAAATGAAGAAATAAATCAACTTAGAAATAAATTAAAAGCAATTCGTGATTGTCACAATCCTAAATGTTTCCTTTGTGATAATTGTTGTAGGGCCGCTGGAATGATGCGATGATTTGGTTTATTTTAATTGCAATTATTGCCTTTGTGATACATTGCCCCGTATTCAAACCTTGGTTTGGATTTCGTAAACCAGTAGGGCATAAGGGAAAGTGGTTTGAATAAATTTAGTAAATTTTGGCATGAACTCTTAAATCCTCATTGTGCTGATTGTCTGTCTGAAGAAATTGATAGACGAGAATTAGCTAAGGAAAGTAAAATTTGTGATACCTGTGAGACACTTAAGCAGCAATTAGCTATAGCACATGAGGATTACAAATATTTACTTGCAAAAATGATGGAAAAACCTGAGGTAGAAATACAACAGGAACCCCCACAAATAACAAGACCTAAATTCATTCCTTGGAAAACAAGGCAACAAATGCTTGAAAAGGAAGATAGAGTTAAGGCGAATGCGATTAAAAATGCAGCCATTCCTACAACAGAATTAGAAAAGGAAATAGCAAAATGATGAATCCTATGCCTCCACAAGGAATGGATACAGGAATGAATCCTGAGATGCTTATGAAATTGTTGCAAGGACAACAAATGCAACAAGGATTATCATCTACAGGACAAATGAATGCTCGTGATATGCCTGCGCAATCCGCAGCACCAGTTCCTACACCTGGGACTGTATCTAGTTGGGTACCACCTGCAGCTAGATTTGACCAGAGCGCACAACCTGGATTAGCATCAATTGCGCCTAAAAATATTCCTCAAGTTGAACCCACACCAGCCATAAATATGGCTACTCCCCCTCCTATGACTAGGGGAACTATGGGAACACAACCACCACTACCAAGTAGAGGATTGGAAGCAAGTCCAAGTCCCCTCATGCAAGTATACAATGCTAAGCGTCAAGTACAATGAGACAATATCCCGAACGTATCCAAAAACTCCTTAAAGATGTGGTCTATCACTTTGACCAAGAGGATAGGACTGTTCGGGATGCACAGGTAAAAACTGCAAAAAGATTAAAATTACTTTGGGATGGATTCACAAATACATGGTATAGTGAAACTGCGCATGATTGGCGCATTTGGGATGAATCTCAAACTGATGAAACAGACCAGGCAGCATATGATAAGCCAATTAATGTTTTTAGGGCTTACCTCGAATCAATTATCGCTGCTTTGTCTATTATTGTTCCCCCTGTTAAGTGTTATCCTGACAATGCTGACGATACGTTGGATTTATCCACAGCAAGAGCAGGAGACAAAATTGCTGAATTACTATATCGCCATAACAACGTTTCTCTTTTATGGTTACATAGCTTATTTGTTTTTTGCACTGAAGGAATGATTGCTTGCTACAATTATCCTAAAGAAAGCAAAAAATATGGAACCTACGAAGATAATAAATATGAAGATGAACCAGAAATTCATGAATACACAAAATGTCCTAATTGTGGGCACGAAATGGATGACCAAATGGTTACTCCAGAAATGGAGCAAATCAAATGGAAAATGACTCAGGAGCGCGATAAGTTCCAGCCTGATAATGAAGATGTTCCTATTCAGGAAATTGCGCAGGGAGAACAAGATATTTGCCCTGCGTGCATGGCAATCATAACTCCTTTGATTGAACGTGAAACTTTAATTATTACTCGTTTGGTTGGGGTTACTCAGGAGCCTAAAACTCGAATTTGCTTAGAATCGTATGGATGTCTTTATGTTAAGATTGCAAATTATGCAAGAAAACAAGAAGATACCCCATATTTAATTTATTCCTATGATACTCATTATGCGAACGTTGTTGAAAGATTTGAACATTTGCATGGTAAGTTTGGTAAGGAATTTCGAGATAAAGTTGCGGCTTCGACAGGACCGGGGACAGATTACGAGGAATGGGCTCGTATTAATGTTCAATATAAAGGGGAATACCCTATAAATAACGTTACAGTTAGAAATGCTTGGTTACGTCCCTCATCGTTTAATGTGTTACCTGACCTTGAGGAAATTAAAGAACTCAAGAAATTATTTCCTAATGGTGCAAAAGTAGTCATAGCTAACGATTTATTCGCTGAAGCGTGCAATGAAGATTTGGATGATTGCTGGACTTTATCGTATAATCCTCTTGCTGATTATCTTAATCACGACCCTATCGGATTACTTCTTACGAGTATCCAAGAAATTACAAACGACCTTGTATCACTTACTTTACAAACTATCGAACATGGAATCGGTCAAACATTCGCAGACCCCGCGGTCTTGAATTTCAATGCATATAGACAACTTGAAGCAGTTCCGGGTGGGGTATATGAAGCTACACCTAAATCAGGAAAAAGCGTAGGGGATGGATTCTTTGAAGCAAAGACAGCTACTTTAAGTGCAGAAGTAATGCCATTTGCGCAAAATGTTCAGTCAATGGCACAATTGGTTTCTGGTGCTTTGCCTAGTCTATTTGGGGGTGCAATCGAAGGCTCTGAAACTGCATCTCAGTATAGCATGAGTAGAGCGCAAGCTACGCAGAGATTACAAAATACTTGGAAAATCCTAACTACCCTTTGGAAAGAAATCTTTGGTAAAGCTATCCCCATGTATATTAAGGAAACAAAGGAACAAGGGGATGAACATGATGTTCAAATGGATAAGGATGGTAATTTTATTAATGTTTTCATTCGTAAAGCTGAGATGGAAGGTAAGATTGGTAAAGTTGAGTTAGAAGCGAATGAAAATCTTCCTTTGACTTGGAGTCAGAGGAAAGACATTATCATGGAGATTTTCAAGGCCGCGAATCCTCAGCTTTTGGCATTTATGACCGCGCCTGAAAATTTACCTGTAGTCAAAGAGGCTATTGGTTTGACGAATTTCTTCATTCCTGGTGAAGATGATGTTAACAAGACATATGATGATATTAAAGTTTTACTGAATTCTGAACCAATGCCAAATGCAATTGATGATATGGGTACCATAGACCCAATGAATCCAGAAATATCATCGATTCAGGTGGACCCTATTTTTGATAATCCTCAAATTGCATTTGAAATTGTGCGTAAATGGGTGATTAGTGAAGCTGGTAGACAAGCTAAAGTAGATAATGAACCTGGTTATCGTAATGTTTTGTTGTATGGAACCAGTTTAAAGCAAGTTTTGATGCAACAAATGATGCCACAACAAGGTCAAGTTCCTCCTGATGGTGCTCAGGAAGAACCTAACCCATTGGAAATGCAAGAAGCACCCATAACTGGAGAAAATGATGTTCAAACTGTTCAGTGAATTACTTAGTCCTGTTTTATTTAGTCCTGAAGCTCCCCCTGCTGCTGGTGGTTCTATTGGACAACCAGCATCAGATATGAGTAAAGAAGATGTAATTGATTTCCTTGGAGAAGATGACGATAAAACAGAAACAATACCTCTTACTGATGAAAAGCCTTCTAAGGGTAAAGATAAGACTAAACCAGATGAGGATGATGATAAAAAACTTGATACCAAAACTCAAGAGGAAGAAGAACCCGAAGAACAAGAAGAAGAAGATGAATTAAAGGAACTTGAAGAAGAATTAAAAGAACCCACAGAAGAACAATTAGAATTAGTTACCCCTGTGCGTCGTCGGGATATTCTTAAAAAATATCCTCAGTTGTTCAAAGATTTTCCATACCTCGAAAAGGCATACTATCGTGAGCAGCAATTTACAGAAATCCTCCCCACGATTGAGGATGCAAAGATTGCTGTTGATAAGGCTACTACATTAGACCAGTTTGATGAGGATTTGAAGCGTGGGAATACAGAAGTAGTCCTACGCGCTATTAAACAAACGAATCCTCAGGTTTTCAATAAAGTTGTAGATGATTATCTGAATGTTCTCGCAAATGTGGATGAACAGGCCCATTTGCATGTGATTGGAACCATAACGAAGCATACTATTGTTTCGATGGTTCAAGAAGCAAAAAGGTCAGATAATGCCGCGCTCCTACAGGCAGCACAAATTTTGAACCAATACGTATTTGGTTCCTCGAATTACACACCACCTGAAAAATTATCAAAAGGTGAGAATCCACAACAGAACGCGCAATTAAATGAAGTTCAACGTCAGCAGCAACAATTTTTTCAGCAGAGGTATGAAACTGCACGAGGGGATTTGAATACTCGTGTTAATAATACCCTCAGGGCTACAATTGCAGCGAATATTGACCCAAAGAATTCGATGACGGATTACGTTAAGAAAACTGCCACAAGAGATGCTACTGAAACTTTAGAGAGTCTTATTGGAAAAGATACTCGTTTCAAGGCACTTGTGGATAAATTGTGGGAAGCTGCATTTAAGGCGAATTTCAGTAAGGATTCAGTGGATAGAATTAAATCTGCATTTACTTCTAAGGCGAAAACACTGTTGCCTTCAGTCATAAAAAAGGCCCGTAATGAAGCACTTAGAGGAACTAGTGGACGCAAGGTTTCGGATGAAGATGATTCTTCTGATGATAAGAAGGGTCCAGTAAAAGAATCAGGTGGACGGTCACAGTCCCATCGTGAAAGTGGCAAATCGAAATCAGTACCAGAAGGGATGTCCACACTAGACTTTCTTAATTCGGATTGAGGTAATAAATTATGGCAGTAGTTGAAGCACAGGTAGCAGCACTTGAATTGGAAAAAGTGCTGCCTAAAATTCGCGTTTTGTTTGAACGCGATGATAAATTCTACGCCAATATCAAGAAGCGTGACGTAGAAAAAATTTCCAATCGTCAAATGCGCATTCCATTGGAACTTCGTCCGGGGGGAAGTTTTCAATACTTCAATCCTGATGGTGGTGACCTTGGACGCGGTGGTGGGCCAACGTTTGATAAGGCAGTTTTGAATTCAGTATTCTTGAGCGAAAATATTGAATATACAAAACTGACCCAGTGGTCCACAAATGATGAACGTAAGGCCATTACAAATGGTGTGCGTCGTCTGACTGCGACGGCAATTGATGAACTGCGTCGTCAGTTGGATTCTCAGTTGATGCAACCTGGAACTGGTGTAATTGGTACGATTACCACAGTTGTGGTTGCTGGTGGTTCAGATACATACACTCTCACTACCGATGGATTCGGTGCGAGATTGATGAGATTCGGACAAACTGTGCAGGTGTATGATGCTACCCTTGTTACGTTGAAGGGTAGTGGTCTTATCACTATGCATGATACGGATGGTAAATCCATTACTGTAACGCCTTCTGTTGCTGGCGCGGCTGCCACTGATAGAATTGTTACAAATGGTATTACTTCCCCACTATCACTCCCTGCATTGTTTGGAGTTCCTTATCATCATTCCAACGCTGCAGTTGGAACATGGTTGGGATTCTCTCGTTCCGCTACACCCGAAATTCGGTCCAATCGGGTAAATGGAAACAACAATGCGCTTGCATTGCCTTTGCCGCGCCTCGCAATCAATAAGATTGGTAATAGGATTGGAATTGATAAAAATTTCAAGCCTGTTGCATGGGCGCATCCGGCGCAAGGTGCTGCTTACGAGGAAATTGGACAACTCGTAATCCAAATTGCAAAGCAAGCTAAAGAAGAATCGCTGAATATGTATTTCAGTGATAATATGCAGCTTGCTGGCGCTCCTATGAAATTCCATTTCAATTGGGATACTCGTAGGATTGATTTCATCGTCAATGAACTCTGGGGACGTGGAGAAATCCTTCCCATTGGGTTCTATACAACAGATGGTCGCAAAATCTTCGAGATTCGTGGACCTTCTGGTGGTGTGGCTACTGCTGATATTTTCTACATGGTGTGTGGATTCCAGACGTTTGTGACAAATCCGGCTGGAACTGCTTACATTGATAATCTTGCGGTTCCGCAGGGTTACTAATTCGTAAGAAATGTAGAAAATAAGGAGTAAATATGCCCGAAGTTGATTGGCAGCTTTTTAGCACAGTTCAGAGTCCACTATCACCGAAGCCTGTAACAATTGCAGCAGCTAACGTGATTGCACCCACGAGTTTCTTGACAATTCTTACAGGAAACGTAGTGGTAAAGACCATTACTCCTCCATTAACAGGATTGCATATGATTGCAATTCAGTTTGCGGGAGTTCTTGGTGTAGATGCAACAGGTAACGTTGCCACAGCGAAAGTTTCGATTGTGGGAATGATTATCTTGTTTGTCTACAATCCAAACACAGCGAAATATGTGCCTGTGGGCGATAACGTATAGGATTATGGAACCTACACCAATTCACAAAAAGAATTATTTTGGAATAGATGTGGGTTCCTCTCCTTATATTTCAGTAAAAATTAATGCTGAAGCATATCGAGAAATTCAACATAAATTACTTCGTATATATCAGCATCAAGGGCAGCAATTATTTGAATTAAAACATAAAGATGGTCATCCTACTGGGGAAATGGTTTTCTTTGTGGTATTTGAATGACTCTTGAAGTAGAAGAAATTAATCGAAAATTAGTGGATTATTATGGGATTGAAACGGAATCCAATAATCCTATGTTTCGTATTATTTGGGGTCCAGACCAATACGAATATAGAGAATCTGATGTAACTCCTAATGGAATTCATTTAATTCATCCTACTGTCCAATATTTACCCAAATACAAAGGGGTATATCAGGACAGATGGATTCTTGAACGCCTTGTAATCGTTCCTGATTTTCAACAAAGAGAATTAGGTGGACTTAGGAAATCTTACGAACCTTTGTGGACATTTGAAAATGCTTACGATGGGACGTATCTTCCTGCTAATTTAAGTGCGGCGCGGTTTGTGATTGATGCGGTTTTAGCTGCTTCAGGTAAGAAATCGCTAGCAATTTACAAAGAAATGATGGAAAAGGAGCAGAATAAAGAAGGTAGACTTAGTAAATTAATGGAAGAATTGTTTGGTGACGAATCATCACTTATGTTACGAACTGTAACAGGCGAGGCCGTAGCCTATACTGGCCCAACGTTTGAGGAGAAAATCAATGGCTCTACCAGATTGGATGAACAACAATCGTCAAACACATCGAGCGCCAACAAATCCGATGGATAAAGCTACTATAGTTTCAATTTATCCTTTGGAAATTGATGAAGTTAAACATACGATTTCCCCCGGTAGATTTATAATTCCCCCTGGTTCATTTGAAAAGCCATCAGTGTTGCCTGTAGGTCCAAGTTCGTGGTGGCGCGAAGTTGATATTGAACAACCATTGTTAGAAATCCCTATTTCTTCAATTGTGGTTGCAGAAGCAATAATTAAGGATTATCAGAATTCCATTTTCGGAATAAATCCAGGTGAATCCTCCCTTGGATTATTCTATGTAATGGGAGAACATGATGCGGTTTCGATTAAGGGTAAATTCCCTCATGATTTAATCAAAGCGCGCAATCAGCAGAAACGTTGGTATGAAATCCTCATAAAAGCTGCTGATTCTCTTTGGGCACGGTCTAATGGGAATCCTCTGGCCATTTCAGACGATATGAGATTGGCTGCGACACAGAATGGAATACAGGAAACTAAGGATTGGATGAAACATCAGCAAATGATAGACATGGTTCGTTGTCTTGGCTGTGGTTCACTTAAAAATCCTCAATTTCCTGTTTGCGCGGTTTGTAAGACAATTTCAGACCCCGCTAAATTCAAGGAATTGGGTTTACAGTTCGCATCGTAATTTGAAAGAAAAATAATGGCCCCAGCTGATGTATTGTTAGCCGGAACTGTAATGAATATGTCAGCCTCGTTGAATAATGATACAGCGAGGTCGGTATATACTTATGTTTCACAGGTGCCTTACATCAATCTTGCATTGCAAGAATTGGAAGAATACTACCAATTGCATGGGGTATCTGTAGTTGAAGAAGCATCAGCTATCATTGAAGTAAATGCGGGTGCGGTTGCAATAGTTTATGGTGGAAATCCTGTTCCACCTGGGACTGCCCTGCGTTTACCTGATGATTTAATTGAAATTCAGGAACTTTTTGAATCTAATCGAGGATTAGAATCCTGGTCAAGAATGATTCGTAGGGATTACTTACCTAAGAATGGAATTCCTACGAATGCGTTCGGTGTGTATGCGTGGCAAAGTCAACAAATACGATTTAATCCAAGTAATCAGAACAATGATGTCAAGATTGATTATATTCGTAGACTTTTTGCCCCCGTCATTGATGAAACTTCATCTATTAATGTGGTTAACGCGCGCACCTTCCTCGAATATAGGACTGGTGCATTATGTGCGTTCTTTATTGGTGAGGATAAAGCAAGGCATGACACATTGAATGGATTTGCTTCCCTAGCAATAGATAGGTCTACAGGAATTACAGTAAAAGGTAAACAAACAATTCAAACAAGGAGGAAACCATTTAGAAGTTCCTATAAGAGACGCGGTTAACAATCACGGAATGGAGTAAAAATGGCTTATTCTGAGCAGATTTCATCGCGTGGTAACATGTGGGGCGCACTTAGGGCTGCATTTGATATGGGCCTTAGGACTGTGTTTCCATATGATAGGTCTAGTGGCATTGGTCTAGTTGGAAATGCCAAGATGACCTATGATTTCGCTGTGGATGGTGGTGCAATTGGTACCATTATTCCACTTGGAAGCCCTAAACTTCCAGCAGGCGCCATTATCATTGGTGGCGTAATCGACGTAACTACCCTTCTTACATCAGGTGGTGCAGCTACAGTAGGATTGGGATTGGGTTCTGGTGCTCAAGTAGCATCATTATTTGCTCCTATTACTGTAGCGGGCGCACCTTGGTCTACTGCTGGATTGAAAGCAGTTATTCCAATATGGACTGCGGCTACAATGGTTAAAGTAGCTGCTGAAACTCAATTGTCATTGACTATAGCCGCATTCGCTGTGACTGCAGGTAAATTCGATGTCAATCTCGAATTCGTAATTGGTAATGTCTAATTGAGTTGTGGTTGGATGGGGTGCGGGGCAGATTAATCAGATAATCCTGTTTGATTATTATCGTCATTCCATTCAACCACATTTAATATAATGCGAAGCCACGAACCTGTAGTAATTGACGAGTTTAATGGCCTTTGGAATAGGGGGGATAAAGAAAATGCCCCTATGGACCATTTTACTGATTGTGATAATGTTAAATTTCCCTCAGATAATTCTGTTGGAACACGAGATGGTTTGGGTATTTCTCAGACTACAGGGGTTCCCCTAAGCAATATTAAGCGCGCATATAATTTTCCTACTCAGACTGCAAATACTTTAATTGTGCTCGCTTATGATGAAGCTACTGATACAGGTACGATTCATCATGTAGTTAGTCCTACTGTTACATTTGGCCCTATTCTCACGATTGTTGGAATGACTGATTTCGCGTTCCAACCTTACAATGGACGCGGTTACATTAGTCCCTTTGGAACGTTTGTGACAGGTGAACTTCATATTGAGAAAGGCTTAGAGAACGAGAAATTATACGTATACGCAGGGGATGGAACTGCTGCGCGAACTGCGGGCGGTATTCCTATAACAGGTGCTCTTACAATAGCTGATGGAGCCGCTGGATTTACTGATGCTGGATTTCATTTGTTTGGATTTGTTACTGAATCAATTTCAGGTGCATTATCAGCACCAGGGGCGATAACAGGATTTACTACCTCCGCTGCGAATAGTGTATCATTTGGGACTGTTCCTGCTACTGGAAATCCTCTTATAGTAAAAAGACATTTAGTAGCAACTAAGATTATTACTAGTTACAATGGCGACCCAACAGGATATACATTTTACTTTGTAGCAAATGCAACAATTAATAATGATACAGACGCATTCCTGAATAATATTTCCTTCTTTGATGCGGATTTATTAGATGACGCCTCGCACCTTTTGGATAACTACCCTACGATACCTGCTGGTGCGGTTCTTACTTTATATCATAATCGTCTTTGTTTGGCTACTACTTTCACTGATATTTCGCTCATATTGGTTTCCGCCGCAGGAGAACCAGAAGCAATTTCCCAAATCGATGGACTTATCATTGTTCCCCTAGATGGTAATCCTATTACTAATTTACAGGAACTTAGAGATATTCTCTATGTATTCAAACGTAGTAGGACAGTTTCTTACGTCGATAATGGTGATGCTCCTTCGAGTTGGCCTCTTGTTGTTGTGGACAATGCTTTGGGGACTTGCGTTCATGGCATTGCAACTGTATTGGATAGTGGAGCGGCTTCAGTTGATTACCTCATCGTCTGCACATTTCAAGGCGTAACTTTATTCAATGGGCGTTATATAACTCCTGAATTATCGTTCAAAATTGAGGATTACTGGCGTTCCTTAGATAGGTTTAGTTTTCGTATCATTCAGGTTGTGAATGCCCCTGTTCAAAAAGAAATTTACATCGTAACTCCTACTAAACGTCTATTAGTGGGAAACTACGCTAATGGTATGGACCCGAAAAAGATGAAATGGGCGCCGTGGTCCTATCGTTGTTTCGTTAATACGGTTGCAATTGTGAATATTGATGAAATCATCATTGGGGCGGATATTTAGGATAAAATAATGCCCCAAAGAACATTTTCAGCATTAGATGTAATTAATTTTAATCTTGATGTAAACAATACCCCAGGAAATACTAGTGATATAGTTGGTAGTGGAACTGCTTTTAATGATATTTTAGCATCTGCAACAGATTCTATAGTCGCAGGAGATGGTCATATAATATCTGTAGGAGGTTTTAATGCAATTGGAAATTTTGATTTTCAAATAATTCCAGCAATTCCCTTAAATGCTCTTATTACTCAAGTTAAGGCACGTTATGCAGGGTCTATAAGTTTAATTGCTTCTGCAGAACGTGATGCATTTGGGGCGATTGTTCCGACCATGTTTGTTCAGCTTAATCCAACTGGTTTTAGTGGTAATGATTTATTTGTAGCCGATACTACCCCGGTATTTTCTCCATATTTGTTTACAGATGGTCAAGATTATACTTTAGATAGTTCTGAGGATATTGTTGATTTTGACCCAGCCTTAACATATGATGAATTAGTAGCTCAATACGGAACATTAGAATTTTTAGGTGTTATTAGTTTAGATTTAGATTCGCAGGGTGGGGTAGATTCTGCTGCGTCTTTTCAAGCAATTATTCAAATTACATCTCTTGAATTAATTGTTACTTATGATGAAGGTCCAATTTCTAATGATTTTACATTAGATACCACAGAGGCAGCTAAGGGGGATAAGGTTTCCATTAGTAGCATACAAGGTGGATTAGAGGATGTAGAGGAAATTCAGGTAACAATTGGTGGAAAAACTTTCAAAATTCCAAAAATAGATTGGTGGTTTGCAAGTCCCAATCAGATAATTTACTATAATCCTGCTAATGAGGATGGTGAAGCCACAATTCTTCTAATTGGGCCGAAATTAGGAACTCAATTTTCAGGTTCAGTTTCATTAGGAACTATGACGATTCTATTTGAAGATACTTCAGGTATCTATAGAATTGTTAAAGGTAAACCTACTGATACCCTTTACGACCCTGACCGTAGTGGGGCCGTTATAATTGTGAAGATTCCAGACCCTTACGCGGCTACAGGATTTGTTGATGGTTAAATTTCGGAAATAATAAATGGCTAGTAAAAAAGCAGCAGGAAATATACTTCATTTTAATGGAGTGCGATTAAATGCCACTGGAAGTGGAAATCTCAAACAAGTTCTTAAAAGTCAACAAAATGTTAATGAATTTGTTATGGTGGATTTTCCATTACTTTCCGCGACTGACAGGGAATTGTTCACCTTAGCTAATTTTAAGAAACAACGCGCTCAATTTAGATTTGGGACTCTTGTGTTGGGTGAAACTTTTATTATAAGTAAAATTGTGATATTTGCGCGGCCTGTTGAATCGGGATACCCCCAGTAATGGCATTAGCAGATTTAGATAGACTCAAAGCGAACTTACTTACTTCTGGATTACAGAATAAGGATAGTGCGCTTTATCAGGTTATTAATCAATTAATTGATGCTACGAAACAACTTCAAGCTAATATCATAACTCAAATTATTACGATTAGTTCTGGAAGTGGATTTAATGGAATTCAATCGTTTCTCACAATTAACGCAGAAGGTGGTTTACCTAATTCTCGTAAACTCGTGGCTGGTAGCAATATTACATTTGATTTAACAGTTCCAGGGCAATTAATTATAAATTCAGCAGGAAGTGGTGTAATTGACCATGTAGTCCTATCAGATGGCGCACTTCCAATACCCGAACCAGTAGATGATGGATTTGGTAATTTTGTTTACGTAGAATATACACCATGAGTGATACTTCCCTCAATAAAATTATACGATACGGAACTACAGCAGATAGAATTGCATTTATACCTGACCCTGCTGTTGGAAGTCAAGTTCTATATATTTGGTTTGATGAAGATAATCAACCTGATACATTTGTATGGGATGGGAGCGCGTGGATTCAAATAAATACTACTGCTGGCGGTGGAACTGGGGATGTAGTTGGTCCAGGTGTAGCAGTTAATAATGACATAGTAGTTTTTGATGGAACTACAGGTAAATTAATAAAAGATGGAGCACAGACTATAGCACAAGTTATAGCTGCAGCTGTTGCAGTATTGTCAGGATTAGATTTTTTAACTCATACTGATGAATCTGCTACGTTACCTTCTAGTCGAACATTACTTGCTGGGAGTAATATTACTTTTAATGATACTGTAGCTAATCAAAGAACAATTAGTTCCACTGCAGGGGGAACTGGAGATGTTGTTGGCCCCGCTGTTGCAGTGGATGACCGTATTGCCACATTTGACGGAACGACAGGCAAATTAATACAAGATGGTGGACAAACAATTGCTCAAGTTATAACTGCTGCTGGTGATGTTGATGGTCCAGTTGTAGCTGTTACAGATAGAATTGCAACATTCGATGGAACTACTGGTAAGTTAATTAAAGATGGGGGTCAAACTATAGCGCAGGTAATTGCAGCAGCGGGGGATGTAGATGGACCTGCATCGGCTGTAACTGATAGGGTTGCTACTTTTGATGGAACTACAGGAAAACTCATCAAAGATGGTGGTTCTACTATAGCTGATATTATTGCTGCAGGTGGTGGAGGTTCAGGTGACGTAGTAGGACCAGCTTCAGCAGTTAATAGTAATCTTGCACTTTTTGATGGTAGTACTGGTAAATTAATTGGAGATAGTGGTTTTAGTATAGCAAGTCTTGTTGCAGGATTAGCTACCCCTAAAATATTGCGAATTAATATAAGTAATGCTCAGATGCAAACGTGGAGTAGTGTTCCCCTTGAATTAATTCCTGCTCCTGGTGCTAATAAAATCAATGTTATTTTACATCATTCAGTTGAAACTAATTCAACTGTAAATCCTGGTTCAACTCCTACTGCTAGTGTATTTTACAATGGGGATACTACTAATCTCTTAGTTGGCACTTGGCAGGGTCAATTTAACGTAACTGGTAAACGTTTACTTTTTGATACCCCATCTGCTACTCCCCAATGGGTATATTCAACTTTCGACCCCCGTAATAAATCTGTAGTTATGAAGGGTAGTGCGGACCTTGGTGGTGGCACTGTTACTTTAACGATAACCCTAGCTTACTACGTTGCAGATGTAGCATAAGGATAAGAAAATGCCATATTCAAGTGGGATGAGTTCAGGCGTAATGGGGCGTCCCATGATGAATTTGTATGGGAATCCAACCCCACCTAAAGACCCCATAAAGAGTCAATATGACCTTTATAATACAGCTGTAGAGCAGCAAGCAGGCGACTACGATAGTATTATGAAGGCATATAAGGATTTTGTTGGTCAACAGACCAGTAATCCTACTCAGGGTCAATATACTCCTACTACTAGTCCCTATGTTAAAACTGCTGATGTAACTAAATCATTAGGTGATTTAAGTTCATTAACAGATACAGGTGGTTACACACCTGAGGGAATACAAGATTTACGTGCTCGTGGTATGTCCCCAATTCGGTCAATATATGCTGGAGCTAATCGCGATATTGATAGACAGAGGGGATTACAAGGTGGTTACTCCCCAAATTATGGGGCATTGAAAACCAAGATGGCTCGTGATATGAGCGAATCAATTGGTAATCAAATGAGTAATGTAAATGCAGGAATTGCTCAGAATGTAGCCTCAAATAAATTGAATGCGGCGCCGAATTATGCTAATGCTGCAGCTACTCAGGGTGCGGCACAGAATGCTAGTGGATTAGCAAATGCTCAAATTGCAAATACTGCAGGTCAATTCAATGCAGGTGCAAAAAATCAGACAAATTCCAATATATTAGGTGGAATTCAGGGCCAAGCTAATTTGTATGGAACTACTCCTGCGTTAGCATCTACATTTGGTAATCAGGCATTACAAGGTGCTCAATTACAGAGTGGTATTAATCAACAGGGTCAACAAGCTGCATTGCAAGGAATTTCAAGATTAGCTAGGAGAGGGTAATGAGCACCTTTACTGAAAAATTACGTTTGCAAGGTGTATTTCGCCCTCAAGGTGGATTACAACCTGGAACACCATTTGGAATGCCTGATTTGAGTCAGGGTAGATTTAATACTGCTGGACTCAGAGATGATATTCTTAATGAAAATGAGAATGAACGCCAGCATGAATTAGAATTAGCTCGAATGAAAATGAGTCCAGCCCATTTACCTGCAATTGCACAAGCAGCTAAAGAAAAACCACCTATGAATGTGGTTTTTAATCCCGGAATTACTGATTTTCAACGTGGGACATTAGCTGGTAGAACTGCAGATAGAGCTAGTAGGGAAAGAATTGCTGGTGGTAGATTAGATTTGGGTAGAGAACAAATTGGTTCTCGTGAGGATATGTTAGATACTCGTGGTAGTCAGGTAATGGACCAAATTGGTGCGCGTGCTGATAGAACTGATAGTCAGATTGATAGACGTGGTGAAATTGGTTCCAGACAAATTGGTGAACGTGCGATTAATACTGATGAACAAATAGACCGACGGGGTAAAATTACATCACAACAAATTCAAGATAGAGGACGTATACAAGAGGGAATACAGAATACTCGGGGCACTCAAGGATTAGATGCAATTGCAGCTAGGGGTAGGAACGCGCAACAATTGCAGGATACTAAGGACCAAACATTTACCCCAGGTGAAACTAAAACAGCACAAGATTTAGCTGTGCGTCAATTGATGAGTACCAATCCTGAATTGGGTTCCTTGATTACCATTGGAACAGGTGGAAAAATAGACATTTCACCTGATGCCACACCTGAGGAAAGAGCTGCCATTACTAGTAAAGTATTTATCACTAGACCTACTGGTGATATTTCGTTGCGTCCTGAAAAAACTCCCAAGTATACCAACGAATCGACAAAGAAGAAGAAATATAAACCTTCAGTAATTGAGTAGAATATGCCTAAGTATAAGTATCCTTTGGCTAATGGTAAGCACCTAGTAATAGAAGGTGATGATGAACCGGATGATGATTATATTGAATCCGAAGCCAAAAGACAGGGAGTTAAATTAAAACTTGCTGATGAATTTAAGCAAGAAGCTCCTGTAGATACCTCTATACCTGCGCATCTTAAGGTTCCTCAAAAACAATCCGAATGGACGCCGCCAGTAGCACCATCGAAAACAGGTATATCTAGAGCATGGGAAATTGCAAATAAACCCCTAACTGATTATTTACCTGAAGAATATCAACCAGGTAACGTAGGCAGAAAAATTTCAGATTGGATTACTACCCCTGATAAGGATTCAACAGGTTCATTTTGGGATAGAACTAAAGCTCAGGCTAGGGGGTTTTATGGAGGAACTTGGGAAGGTGGTGGTGATGTATTAGCTGGATTGAGTAGCCCATTAAATATTGCTACAGCATTACTAAGTGGGGGAACTTCAGTAGCAACTAAGGCAGGATTACCTTCTATTGCGCGCTCATTAAATATGGGCGAAAAAGCTGCGGGCGCACTCATGGTTGGTCATGGTGGGTCTGAAATAATTAGACCTGATGCTACTCCATTTGAAAGAGCAATGGGCGCATTTGAAGTAGCTGGTGGTGGTGCTGCGGCATTACATACTCCTTCATTTAATAAACCCAAGGTTAAAGCAGAACCAATTCCTCATGATTTAACTAATGAAGTCGGAAATGATGCGCAATCATTAGCCAATGTTGAAAAGTGGCAACTTGAAAAAGATGCTAGAGAAGATTTAGCATTTTCTCGTAAACCGCGTTCTAGTGAAATTCCTACTACAATGCCTCCTCCAGTAGGGCCAATGCATGAAAATAGTCCACAAGCATTAAGTGACATTGCTGCGCGGTCTAGGGGAAATAGAATTAGTGCGTCATTACCTGAAGAACAGCCTTTTGGTGCGGAAGGGGATATATTTACCCCTCCAATTAAACCTCGAATTAACGCACAACAAGCTGCACAGAATTTACGTTCCGGGGGTTCATTAACTTCAGAATACGCTCCTGTTGAACAAACCCCATTAAATTGGAAAACTGACCCTCTTAAGAATAGGAAACTTAGGCAAGAATATCAAAATCATGTAGCAGAATCAAAACAAGCAGGACGTGACCCTGTAAGTATTCAAGATTTTCTTGAGCATCGTCCATCAGAAGCTAATGATTTGATGGATGACTTTTTTAAGTCAGAAAGAAAAGGACCAGTTCCAGCAGGTGAACCTTATTATGGGGAAAATGGAGAAATTATAGGTTACACTACAGATAATGAAGGTTCTACTGGATTTGAACCAATTAAGCATGATATTCTAGTTCCAGAAGAAACTAATACAGCCAATGATTTTGGTCGTCAGGTAACGAATTCATTCGATACCCAAATTAGTCAAGAAAATAATAGATTAGGTAGAAATTTTCAAGATTTTAGAAGTTATCCTGCTGATGCTACTACAGGTGCAACCTTAAATCATCCAGGTATAAATCCTTCAATGTCAATGAAGGGTAGATTTGCTGATACAACTAATCCTGATATTAGGGTAGATATTCTTAGAGGATTGGAACCTGAGAATGGTTCAGTTTATGATAGAATGGTTCCAACGAATACTAGTGAATTTGGTTCAACTTATGGTATTAAGGGATTAGAGGATAGTAAAGTATTACAACGTGGCCTAGAAGCTAGGTTAGAATCATTACCTGCTGATAGTCCTGAAGCTGCGATTTTAGTTAAACAGATTAATGAACTTCCTCATAATAATCAAGTAAGGGAATCTACTATTCAAGAGAATCCATTTGCTCATGATACTGGTGATGAAATACCTGAATTTGCAACTAAACCTCGTATTAATGCAATTCCTGAAAAAACCCCAACTAATACATTTGAATCAATTAGGGGAAATGAGCCCGTATATCATGGGACTCAAAACGTATTTGAATCCTTTGGTAGTGAACAAAATAAACCTCAAGGTTTATTTCGTGGAATGACTCGTTTTACAGAAAACCCAGAATATTCATCTTTATATTCTCTTAATGAAACCCCTGGGGGAATGAAACGTGAACCTCAGGGTCAATCCACACAAAATAGACCTAATACAATCGCAGCACAACTTGAAGCTAATAATGTATTAGATTTAACTAAACCTATTGAACCTACTCAATTTGCTGAATTACAAAAACAATTTCCTGAATTACAGGAAAATTCTTCTAATCAATTTGTTCAAGATGTTTTAAGTAGGTCTGATAAACCTACTTCATTTGATGCTATTAGATTTAGTGAACATGGAGAAAATAATTGGGCAGTTCCAGAAGGAACAGGTATTAAAACCCCCTCTGGAGTTAGATTACAAGAAACCTGGCAATCTGACCCAATGCGTAGGAGAAATCTTGGGGAAAGATTAGGTAAAACTGAGGGCGAAAAAATTACTACAGGAGAAAGTCAACTAGCCGATGAACGCGCTCGTATGGATAAATGGGTTGGGATTAAAAAGAGTTTAAGAGATAACCCTGTAGCAATGGAACAATTGAAGAAATTTGAGGAACAAACAATTCCTAATGAAAATATCTTCGATGATGCTGCCTTAGAAGCAGCTATGAAAAAGGCACAAGAAACTGGTCAAATTCGTTCTGCGGGTTCTCCCGAATTTACTCCTGACCCAGAATCATTAGGTGCAAGATGGAATGATAGTGTAACAACTTTAGATAAAGCAGGAGCACCTGATACTGCTTATCGTGATATTATGTCTAGTGGTAGTAGAACACCACTTAAATCAGGAGAAACATGGCGTAGTCGAGTTATGAGAATTGCCGAAAGGGATAGGATTAAGCAACTTAACAAGAGTAATGAGGGTCCGGTTGAATCATCTGTGCGCGGTTCTATTGATGAGGCTAATGATTCTTCAATAGCAAATGATACATCAGCACCAGCTAAAGCAGATAAAGATTCCATTACATTACCATCAGGTAGTCAAACTACTGAAGTAGTTAATGAATTACGTGCTAAAGGATATAGATACGCAGGACAGGATGCAAAGGGAGATGCTGTATTTAAGAAATCTGAGGAACCAATTCCTGTATCTACGAATGCGGTTCCTATCGTTCGTCGCATAAAAAATATTGA